TGCGATTGTTCACACCAACCAGCGTGCCATCTTCCGTTTGCTGAACCGTAATGCCGGGGTTGGCTTGTTCAAACGCAAATTTGCGTTCAGCAAGGCTGCGCTGGCTTGCCTTGTCGGCTAAATCTGCTCTATCTTTTTCACTCAGCACGTTTGCGTATACACCAACATTCTTTGGCGCCCCGCCGCCCGCCGGTACTTGGGCCACAGTAGTCTGCCCACCTTGATTGATTTGGATGGTGTTAGGTTTGCGTTGCTCCGCAGTTGCACCAGACAGCGACAACAACCGCACACGTTCTTCTGGAGGCAACTCCAGCAATTCTCGAGTGTTAGCGGCAGCTTCTTCTGCCGAATACAATCCTTGAATTACAGCGTCTTCGCCCCACGAAATCACGTTTGCATCAGAAGGGTTGCTTGAAAGGTTTCGCTTGAGTTGGCTAAGAAAGTCGTCTCGTTTCATGCGATACTCAACGTCTGCTTTTTTAGCCCCTGCTTGCTTTGTTTTGTACTCGGCCACCCCTTGTGGGCCGACGATCATGCCCAACCCTTGCTCAAAATCAGGATCGTTGGGGTTTTTATTGGCAAAGAAAGCCCGTTCAGCCCGACGCTGGTTCTCAGCGTCAACAACCGACTGGTATTGCAATTCCGCTAGCTTGTTAGCCCGCTCTTGCTGCACCAGCGCATTGCCACGGTCTATGTAGGCGTTGTAACCCTTCGTCATTACGCCTTGCGACAGGTTGGGATCAATAATGCCAGCGTTAATTCTCATTTGAACATACCTCCTACAGCACCCAACAAATTACCGTAGTTGCCATATTGACTTGCAGCGACGTTGCCCCTAGCCAAACGCAAGTCTGCTTGGTTCGCGCCGCTTCCCATGGCGATATTTCCGCCGCCGGTTGCGTAGTTCTGCGCCGTGTTACCTGCGTTAGACCCATACGCTTGAGACGAACTAGCCAGTTGATTGGTGGCCGTCTGACCCGCTCCCATCAGGCTTTGCAGCGGTTGCAATTGGTTGGCACGGTTGATCTGGTAGCGGTCAAAAGCGTTCTGGTATTCTTGCGAGCCCAAGTCCTGCCCGTACCGCTGCGCAGCCTTCAACGCCCCACCAGAGATTAGCCCACCACGCGCTGCTGCTTGGCGGTCTAGTGACTTCAGACCTTCGCTCATCCGAAACGCATAGCCTGGGTCGGCTTGGAAATTCTGCATTGAAAAGTCGCCAGCGTATTTGCCATACCGACTGCTGCCGGTGTTTGGGCCGAGCCCTAACAGGGTATTCAGACGCGTTTGGGCTTGCAAACCCGACAGCCGGAATGGTTCTTGTCGAGCAATTTGCTCGTCATACAGTTGTCTTTGCAGCGCGTTCTGCTGGTTGAACATCCGCTCTTGCAGATCAAGAGCGTACCGTGCTGATTCAGCCTCGGTGTCCGCAGCCGAACTTATAGCTTTGGCCTGTTTATTTGCGCCTGCTATGTCTCCAATTGCGTTAATTACACCGGACGCATCTTTTGCAACGCCGGTTACTTTTTTAACCGCTTTTTTAATGCTTTTAAACCAACCCATGAGGTGTTCTCCAATTATGTAACTTCGCGCCCAGACACCCGAATGTTGATCGCGCTGGCCGTGCCAGCAAGGGTCGAGATGAACGCAGACGGCGACAGCACTTGGCCGACAAGCTCGGGAAAAGTGTACACCTCAGACGGTTGCAGCGTGCGGGCTTTGGTAATCAGGTTGTCGTTGCCCGCCGTGCCCGCCGCCGTGACCAAGTTTACGCTAATCGTGGCCGCGCTGGCGCTGTAGTTCGTTGCGGTAAACTTGTCAATGATCGTCGTCACGCCCGTCGCGGTGTACTGCGTGGTCTGCGTTGCTTCAACGGTCTTGGCCGGAACCAAGACTTTTACGGTAACGGTCATGCGCTCACCTGTGCGGCAGCAACGAACAAATCATCAACCTCGGTGTCGGTCAGGCCGAGCATGGTTGCCAGCGCGTTCAGCGTCGGGCTGGTGCGCTCCCAATCCGTCGCATTTTCCCAAGCCAACCGCTGGACGTTGTTTTGATCCAGCGTGTTGATGTAGGTTCTGACGGTGTCCAGATACCCACCAGCCGCAAGTACGGCGAGGGCTTGGAAGCGCGTCACCGTGCTGGGGATGGGTGGCGGTTGGGCGATGTAGGGCTCGGGCGTGTTGCCTTCGGCGATCCATGCTAGGTATTGCTGGTAGTCGATGTTGGCTGGGTCGGCGGGGATATATGCGCCGTCATCAATGCGGATAATAGAGGTTGAGGCGGTTAGTTTGTACATGGTTTACAACTCCGAAACAAGCGAACAAGTGTCTACATAATAACCAACGGCGGTTGCATTTGCGTTTTTAGAAGCGCTACCGCCATAGGTTCCGGTCATTGAATATGTACCGGCACTTGAAGGAAAAGATGCTGTCGTTTGAGTGTTAATGTATGTAGCAGTTGGCGTTGCTCTTAATTCAACTTTTGACGCAACTACACTTACATAAGAATTTGCGGTGGTTACGTTTGCCGACATACCGTGCGTAACTATTTGATAGTACCTTTGGCACAAAGCCAACTCCATCCCGTAAGGACGTTGCTCAAATGGCGTGGCGACGGGGCCGACTTCGAGTTGGACTTGAGCAATACTGACGGTCTTGGAGGCTTGTCCAATGGAACCTGAGCGGGTGTTGAAGTTGGTTCCAGCGTCTAGCCAAAAATTTAAAAACGTATAGCTTGTATTGGCTGTTGTGCCAATGGTTTTTCCATTAATAGAGGGCACAGTAAAAGTTTTGCTGTACTGAGTCCAAGTGGTGGTGAGTGCTTGCGCTTGTCCTGTTCCAAAAACATTTGATGAAGGACTGCCGCCAGTTCCAAAATTTTGTGCTATCTCCAAACCAATAGAAGGGGTTCCTGATGCTGCTTTTGCCCAAAAGGAAACTGTGACCGTTTTACCAGCAAGCAAGCGAACATCTTCAATAAATTGGCTAATTACAGTATTATTGGCTGCGTTAGCAACAGATGTGACGGCAATTTGAGGAAAATACTGCGCCCCACCCGTATCGTAAAGAGTATCTCCAGAAACAAACGATCCCTGAGTAGTTGAAAACGTGTTTCCTATCGCATCATTACGCCATCTATCAGGTGGCCCATAAGCGCCAGCCGTAGTAACCGCAGTCGCCCCACGCTGAAATATCCCCATATTTCCGTTAATGACGTAGTTGCGTAGAGATATTGCCCCCCCATTCAATGATGCTATTTGCACGTTGCCTGTAAACGCGCCTGACGCAGCAGTAAGCGCCCCGCTAAACGTAGCGGTAGTTCCTGATACTGGGCCGCTAAAAAGACCGTCATTTATAGAAGAAACATTGTCTACAGTCCAGATCAGCGCATTGTCGGCGTCGTACAGCGCCAGTTTGTACAGCACACCGCTAGTCAGCCAGACGTTAGCTTCACCACGGCTGTCAAGAATGACCGGGTTGGTGTTGGCAATAGTACCGGCGTAGGTCGTGTACGTCGCCAGAGGCGTCGTGGTACCCGCAGCGTATGAGTACAATTTCCCGCCAACCAATGGCGCGCCGTTGTTGGTAAGGAACTGGGCTTTGGGTGCTGGTGTAAGTACGGCGGTCATAAGAGCCTCAGGTTGCGTTCAAACCAACCCCAAGGGTTGTTGACGAGTCGTTAACAAGCGAAACAATTAACTGCTTCAGTATCAGCACATCAGCCGCCAAAGCGTTGACCTTTGTGGCAATTGCATCTGCTTGCGCTTGCGTGGCAAATCCGTAGGGGGCGACGTTTGTCGCCGCTGTGGTGACAAGGTTTGTAAAAGTCGCGTTAGGGATAGTTCTCGACGCCGTGGCGTAGGTCTTTGTGTAGGCTGCCGCTTGTGCAACGGGGGTTGTACCAAAGAAACCTAATTGCAATGTAGGTGTGGCGTTTTGGGTTACTTGAATAACCGTTCCTGAGTCCGCGCCCAAATAGATGCTGCCACTTGGAACCCCAAAACCGGAAACAATCGTAACCTCTCCACCTTGTCCGGTAACGGACGCTCCCGCCAACATAGTAAAATTGCCGCCAGCACCAGACGACGCGGCTGCGCCAGCGTTCATCTCAAAGTTGCCACCTGACGCCGTAGTAGTCCCCAAACCAGCGTTCAAAACAAAACTGCCGCCAACGCCGGTTGCCCCGTTGCCGTTTCCAGAATTAAAAGTTACGTTTCCACCAAAAATTGTTCCGTTGGCAGCGGTAAAACCTAAATTTCCACCAGTTTGGCCGGTTCCAGTACTGAATGACAATCCGCCGCCTGTACCTGTACCTAACGCAGTACCGCCAGTAAACTGCAACCCGCCCCCCGCGCCATTAGCCGCGCTGGCGTTCTTGCCCAGAAGCCGCAAGGTGCCCGCAACCGTTGCCCCCGTAGGCGCAAGCGTCTCAATGGTGGTAGTTGCCCCCGCAGGGCCAACGGTGAAGGTGTTTGTGCCTGTGTCGTAGGTAAAGTTGGCGCTTGCCCCAAACGCGCCCGCGTTGTTGTACTGAACTTGGGTAGTAGACCCGGCGGGGGCGGTTACCGGCGGCGAGGCAAACGTACCATCAGCCCGCAAGAAGTTGGCTGTGCCGCCGCCGCTCGCGGGGGCCAAGCCGGCCGTTGATGAGGTAAACACCGCGTTGACCGCATCAACCAGCGGCGGCCCGACTTGCAAATCAGACAATGAAAAAGTGTTAGAGCCTTCGCCGGTCAACGTAAATATATTGATAAAAAACCGATACCACTCGCGCGACATCAAGCCGGTTTTTTCATCAATGATCGGCACCCGCAGCGCGGGAATCTGAGTGATGTTGTTAGGCATTGGTGCCGCTCACTTGAAGTTCAGCGCCCATGATAGCGATCTTCACCGGGTCGGTGCCGGAGACTTCATACACCCGATCACGCAGCTTGAGCGTCATGCCCAAGCGCCGCCAAAACACGCGGTGGCTGAACTGACCGATCTCACCCATGTCGGCCCAATGCTCGTTGCTCCAAGTGTGCCCGCCATCGTCTGACCACCGCAGCATGACGCGGGGCTTCATCATCTCTGTTGTGTCTATTGCATCAAGATAGTCAAGCCCGACGCCAGACTCGCAATCCAATTGCAACGCATGGTGCGCGGTGCGCTTGAGGTCGTTCTGCCCCGTGGGGATTGCCCGCCAAGACCGCAACCACTTCTGAATTTCACCGTTGTCGGCATAAACATCCAGATCAAACGCATAGATGTTGCCGTTCTCGTAGTCGCCAACAATGATTGTTCCGCCAAAGTTGCATTGGCAGTTTGACCGATGCCGGGTGAATTCACCATCTGCAAACCCTGCACGCTCATGCCACGCGCTGGTCGCCACATCAAACACCCAAGTGGCTTCCGCAAAACTCAGCACATAGAAGGCGTGACCTTCTTGCTGGTAGGTGTAAGCCACAGCCGTGGAGATGTCAGCGTACTGAGCGATAGCGTACTCAATGGCGTGCGTGCTGACGCGCTGCGCGTTATAGCCAGCGGTGCGGTAGACGATGCCTTGGCCGCGAGCGTCGGTGCCCAGCCAGAACAGCGAGTTGTCCAATTTGGCAACAGAGTAGGCCGCAACGCATCCGACCTCGCTGAACGCGCCTTGGATGCGCGTGAGGGGGAAGTCGGCCAACCCTGCGTCGTACCAAACTTCTACCGAGTCGCTGCCAAACAACCACGCCTCGCGGTTGTTGACATTGACGGCCACTAGCCCGTCAGGCGATCCTTCCGCGCTGGCAAAATCCAGCGGATCAACGCTAGTGCCTTCAAGAAGTTCAGTAACCCAAATTCGCTGGCCGCTTGGCTCGTTGAAAACAAAGTAGCCGTCCAAATAGCCAACCGTCTTCGCACCAGGAAAGTCAATGTCGGTGATTTGCTGGAATACGTTGGTAACTTCGTTATAAATGTAACTTGGGCCATTGCAGGCAAAGAACAACTGCGTGCCGTTGTCGGCAATCGA